TTCTTTTGGTAATATGTTATAAGGTAGTACATCACTAACTATTGCAGGATTACCATGTAAACCAGCTTCAAGTAACTTTATTTCGCTTTTGCATTCAGTAAATGAGTTTGATTGAAGAGGGATTAAGCTAACATCAGTTTCATTATAAGACTTTCCATAATCGTGAACTGGTAAGCTGTAAACTCTTTGATATTTATCGGTTAAAGTGCCACCACTCATTACCTTTTCATAATAGTTATAATCTGCATTATCATTGTAACCACCTAAAACAAATTGAGCGTTTATATCATGCCTTAATACTTTACGAATAGGCATTTCTAATATTGAAATATCTTCTTTATGGAAAATTCCTGCAATGTAGCCAAATCTTATTTTATCGCTTTTAGTTTTGTTTGATTTCCATTGCTCATCTTCGTGATCTAAACAGTTAGGAATTACCTCAACATTCTTATTGTACTTTTTAATCTTTGATGCTAAATGTTTGGTAGTCGTAATTACTAAGTCTACATTTTTAAGTATTTCGACTGTTTGAGCTGGTATATTATGGATTTCATAAAGTCGACTTAAATAATGGCTTTTAGGCAATGTCCAAATGTCATCAATGTCAAATATAACTTTTATTCCGAGTGAATGGTATTTTTTAATTATTTCAAGTGATTTGCCATTTGTATCTATTTCTCTTTGATAAACAACTGCAGAATACTGTTTTAACTGTTCATCTGTTGCTGCATCTAAGTCAGGAAATACATCGCATTGAAAGTCTATCATGTCAGAGACTTTTGAGAATGGAACTATTAATCGGTGAAAGGATAACCCGTTAAGGTTATTCATATTCGCCTTTATCAGAATTTTTTTCATTGTGCTGTCGTTTGAGTTTGTCTTTGATTAATTTAATATCGTTTGCTACTGTTCTGTATGGAATCTTTGTTTTATTGCTTAATTTCTTTGCATCGCCATGTAAAATATACAATCTTAGTAAATTGACTTCGTAAAATTCTGTTTCATTTTGTGGTGAACTCTCGAGAAAGTTAATCAATACTGAATAATCAATATTTTCTTTTTCCTCTATAATCTCGTTTAAATTGTCTACAAACTTAACATGATCTACAAAATACTTTTTTCTAAATTTATTTGAATGCCATGTTCTCCAAACTACTGCTGAAAAAAAGTGTTTAAGGTTTCTAATTTCTGTTAAGTCAAATTTCTTTTCAATGATAATTAAAACAGCTTCAAAATGAAGGTCGTCTTGTAGTTCGTGATTGTGGCATACATTCCGAGTAATTTGTTTGTAGATTTTGTTATTTACTAGCTCACTAATCACTTAGACAAAATTAAACAAACTAATAAGAAAACAGCAATTAAAATAAATTGAATATCAGTTTTTTTTATTTTCATTTGCTAATGCCTTTAAATATTTCATGTATTGATTCCAGTCGAAAGTTCCACGAATAGAGTTTACATCTAATTTTTTTACCCACCATTCTGTTTTAGAAATTAGTGATAGATTTGTTTGATTGTTTGTTTTCATTTTTATTTGATTTTAGTTAATTTTTAAAAAGGATCTTTTTCGTTTAAAAATTCTTTATTTTCTTCCATTGTTGCCTGTTCAACTGTTACCCAACTATCTGCTGTATGGAATGTCCCATCTTCAATATATCTTCCTGAACTTAAATCATAAGTATATTCTGAATGCCCAATAGTTCCCCAATGTGAAAACTTAACTTTTTGAACGTAAACAAATGTTTTATTTTCTCCTGTTCGGTAAACTGAAATTCCGTTATCTGTTTTATTGTAAAAGTTTGAACTCCCAGCAATATCATAAAGGTTAGGTATTTCATATTTTCCGCTTTGTTTATCCTTATTTATTTTTCTTGGATGTGCAACTAAAAAACAATGCAAATTATATTGTTCACAAAATACAGATATTTTTTCTAAACTTTCTCCAATATACTTTGTTTCACTTTGATTGTATTTGTGTTCTAATTTATTCCAAGCATCAATTACAAAGGCATCTAATCCGTATCTAATCTTTAAATTTTTAATATGTTCTAAAATGCTTTCAAGTGTAAAATCTTTTTCAGGTTTAATAAACCATATTTTTTCATTCATTGCCTTCATGCAGATTTTTACTTCAAGTTGATTCATTCTATTTCTGTATTGTGAATCCCAACTTTTACCAATTATCTTTCTTGCTATTTTACTGAAATGAAGTTTTGTTGGTTTATTTTCAGGTGAGAAAAAAGCTGTTTTCCATCCATGGCCTAACATTAATCGAATAACAATTTCATCTAAAAAATCAGATTTTCCATGGCCAGGTATTCCTGTAATTGTTGTAATGTAACCTTTTACAAAAGTTAGAAGCCTATCAAATTTCTCAAAGCCTACATTAACTCCCCTATCTAATCCGTTTTCATATAAATCAAAGATTTCATTTTCCATGTCTTGAATAGTAAACACACCTTCAAGTGGATAATCTTTTGCATCCTGTATTGATTCAATTATACCTTGTATCCCGTATTTAATTAAACATTCATTTGCATCTTTACAATCTTTAAAAATAACTAACTTACATTTTTCTTTACCTAATCTTGTTGCAAATTCTTCTGTTAATTGTCTGCCAGCATTATCATTATCAAAACAAAGATAAATTACAGGAGTTTCGTTAAATCTTTCAGAAATGTAATCAAAGTATTGAAGATTGTTATTAGAAACATTTGCGCCATTAGGAACGCTTAAAACGTTTTTATAGCCACTTTTATACATTGAAAGTGCGTCAATCTCACCTTCTACTAAAAAAGCGTTTAAATCGAATTTAAAAAAGTTTAAACCATAAAATATAAGTTTAGAATCTTTATGGAGTTTAAAAGACTTTCTTCCATCCCTATATTTAACATTTATCAATTCATTGTTTTCATCAAAGTAATTAAAGTGAATTGTATTTTCTTCTTTTTGAGTTTGAGGCATCCACTCTAAACCTTCGGTAATTTTCCAAGTTATTAAAGTCTGCTGGTCAATTCCTCTTTTTTCAAACCACTTAATTGCTTTGTCTGATAATTCTGTTTTGTTTTTCCATTCAGGTTTAACGTAGACTTTTTCATCAATTTGAATTTGCTTAGGTAACCATCCTTTATAATTACAATGGTTACAATGCCAAACTTGTTTATCTAAATTAACTCCTAAACATTTATCAGTTTTCTTTTTACGCTCATGGCTACATTTCGGACAAGTTGTATAAACCTGACCTGTATATTTTCCGTTTGGAATTATTATGTTGTAATCTGAATAAGTCATAAAATCATTTGATTAGGATTAGTAGGATCATATTTTTGTTTTTTAACTTCATCTATATAAGGTAAAGTATTTAATAATTTAGTTTTCCAATTATTTATTTTTTTACCATTGCCATCTTTCCAATTAGATTCAATCCATGCTTTATATTTTAATTCAACTTTTAATTTATCTACATTTGGTTTTTGCTTAATAGCATAATCAATAAAATAATTTAAATCAGGTATTTCTTCTTTATTTAATTTATTAGTATTTACTTTTTTAGTATTTAATTTATTAGTATTTAATAGTGATAAGTTTTCCATGCTATGGTTAACCATGCTATGGTTTTCCATGCTATGGTTTTCCATACTATGGTTTTCATGGGTATGGTTTTTTTCATTATATGGAAAATCATATACTATATGTTCCCAGTTTACTTTACCATCTTTACCGAACTTTTTAACAGAAATTAAATAACCTTTATTTTGAAGCTCTTTAAATATTTTATCACATTTTTGTTGAGTAATATTAAATGTTAAATGAAGTTTAGTTTTATAAATTACCCATTCATGAGGTAAACTTAAAAAATAACTTAACATTCCAATTGCTTCAATACTTAAATCTTGTTTAAATATTTCATTTGGCAATACAGTATAATTGCCTGAATGTTTTGATTTTATTATTGCCATTTATAGAAAATAAAAAACCCATCGGCTTTCGAGGTTGCGGTCTCTACTCACCAATGGGGTTAATAAAAATTTATTGATGCCGCAACTCATCTTTTGCAAAGATATAAATTATTTTTATTAAAACAAAATATTAAGAAACTACTGAATTAAACTCATAATAAAATATATGGCAATCATTTTTAAACTCATAAGATGATAAATCAAAAATTGCATAACCATTTTCGCTATAATTAGATAATAAAATTTTTGTTTTTTCTCCAAAATGAATATTACCAGATTCAGTTATTCTGTAAACTTGATTTTCAATTTGCTCTAAAATTTTAAAAGGTCTATCAAATCCATGCTTAAAAAAATCTTTTAGATTAGTGATAATTAATTTTGTTTTCATTGTTTTATAAATTAAAAAACCCCTAAATGTTCAGTTGGTTTACGAAACCATGCAGCAATCACTCTGCACCTGAACACTTAGAGGCTAAATGTTTTAATGTGATTGTATTTCTTTAAATCGGTCGTTACTCCGATAGTGCAAATATACTAAATTAATTTTAATTGTGCAACATGATTGTTAATTCTTTTTATTGCCTTATCAAAGTATTCTTTGTCTAATTCACAAGCGGTTAAATCAAATCCGTAATCGTGACAAGCTATTGCAATAGAGCCTGAACCTAAATGTGTATCAAGTATTTTATCGCTTTGTTTGGCGTATTTGTCAAGTAGCCATTTGTAAAGTGCTACGGGTTTTTGAGTTGGGTGTATGCGAGTTTCTTTGTTTTTCATATCACCTTGTAACATACCTTGCCATTTAAATTCAAATATTCGAACAGCAGTTTCAAATGAAGTCCATGCAAGTTCTGCATCTGCAAATGGATTATCTCCATTAATTTTATTCCAAATAACCCAACAACTACTGTCAAAAGGTATTTTACTAATAAAATGATTTGCACCCCAAATAATTTGATTTTTAGAAACTCTAAGTAATTCAATAAAATATTCATTATCAGGTGATTTTTTATCACCACCTGCAAATGGTTTGTGTAAAGTGGTTTTTGCTTTTGCTTTACCTCCACCATAATGTTTGTCAAATCCTGCAAATCCTATCCCATAAGGCGGATCTACAATAGCTAAATCAAAATATTTATCAGGGTATCGAGCCATTAAAACCATGTTATCTTCATTAGTAATTTCTATTTTATCAGTTAATTTCATGATTCCAAACCTTTGTAAAATTCATCACGCATATTTGAGTTCATAGTATGATAAATATCTCCAATTTTATCTAAATACTCAACGTCTGTTATGTTTCTTTTTTCAAGTTCTTCAACTATTTTAAAGCCTTGTTTTTGCCATAGATTAAAATCAGCTTTCATCTTATGTTTGAATTTACCAGTTAATTGTGTTGATTGCTCAACTGTTGATTTGAATAAACCAATTAGAAGATGTGATTCAAATTCTACTTTTGCCTGTTCAACTGTTAGTGCTTTTTCCATGTTCTTTGATTTTTGTTTTGTAAATTTTAATTAATTCTTTGATTTCATCTAAGGTTAGTTTAAGCGCATCCCCTCTTTTATTCATTAGTCTATTGTAAGCATCATTACCTATTCTTAAAGGTAATCTTAACCCATATTCAATTTGATTGCCATGCTGATGTTGATTGCAGTAAACACATTGCCCATGTACGTTATCTTCATTGAACCTTAAGTTTGGGTAACTGCCAACACTAAGAAAGTGTCCAGCATCAAATTTACTTGTTAATGGTCTTTCACATGAAATACAT